AATGAAAGTTGTAGTATGCGGCGATAGTTTTTGTGCTCCGTCCCAGGATTATCCAGGCTATCATTTTAGTGAACTATTAGACGACGATGTTACAAACCTAGCACGACAAGGTGCTAGTAACAGTGCAATCTTTTGTCAATTCAATGAAGCACTAAGGATGCATCCAGATGTTATCGTATACGGCATGACTGATCCTAGTCGTATGCTAGCACCAAATCCTGCCTGTATTAAAACACAATGGACTACACCTAATGTGCTAAAGAATATACGCTATGGTTCTGCTGACGGATTCCCAACACACGAGCAAAACAAACATGCAGGCGATGAACATGCGCCTTTTATTAGTCATACCATAGATACATTAGTAACTAACCGCCAAGTACTCAAAGGCACAAGTGAAGTTGTAGATGCAATAAAGCAATACCATGCATACTTGTTTGACCACGACGCACAGGATTGGTTTGACAGAGAAATGTATCATGGATATTGTGCTAGAGCAAAACTTCAAAAGATAGCAACAATATCATTGCATGATGAATGCAAATTTTTATACGAACATGCATGGACTTATCAAGGTAAGTTTTCTAGCAGTTTTCATACAGATGCCGAAACACAAAAGTTAGTAGCACAAACATTACAGGAGATTATCAATGGCAGTTGAATGGCGTAGTGATAATGGCGTGTTCTTGCCAATGATTAATGATGGCGGGCGCAATAGATTTTACAAAAGCGCACTAGAGCTAAAAGCGCCAGGCAAGCATGTGGTAGACATTGGATCTGGCACAGGCTTGTTGAGCATACTAGCACTAAAGGCAGGTGCAACACATGTTACCGCAGTTGAAATGGATCCAGAACGTGCCGAACTAACACGCAAGAATCTAGAACTATGTGAGCTCAGTGATCGTGCTACAGTGCTGAACGCAAACTGGATGGACATTGAAGTTGCAGGAGATGTTTATGTTAGTGAAGTTTTATGCACTAACATATGGAACGAAAATTTATTAGAGATCAGCGAGCATGCTATTGCCAGAGGTGGAGAGTTTATTCCAGGTCGCATAGAATATCAGTTTAGAATCTACGAGCATCATCCTATGTTTGCTATTTGCCAAAGTGCCAGCGAAGCATATGGTTTTGAACCTGAGATTGAAATAGATCCAAAGTTTGAAGAAGCTATTAATCAAGAAGCTATACGATCCGCAGATCAGTTTAAACAAAACACAATCTTTAATCTTTTTAATCAAGCACACCAAGGTACGCAAGGTATGCCTGAAATTATGGAACATTTTAGAGTTGTACACGAAACAGAATGGCACTCAGTAGATTTAAATCAAAAAGGGCATGTTGATTACGAACGTTTTAATCATGAAATTAACCTAAAAGGCTTGACTGATATGCATTGGTGTTGTATAGTAGTAATATGGCGTGCAGTTACAGACAATGTACAACTACACGTACATGACACAATCTTTGGTACAATGTGTAAAGTAATACCACAAGGATCAGAAAGATTAAGAACATCGTATAATACACTAAACAGGAATTGGTATTTTGCCTATGAGTAAATTGATGGTATGTGGATGCAGTTTTAGTGCTCCAGCAAATGCAGAATATAAAGAGCTAGCAGGCACTGCATATGGCGAAGTGCTGGCACGTAAGTTGGGATGGGATGTAGAAATCCTAGCACGACAAGGCTGCTCCAATGGTGGCATTAGAATCCAAATAGACGAAGTACTTCGTCAGCGTCCTACGTTTGCTATTATTGCTCCTACATTCCATGATCGTATGGAAATACCAGCTAGTGCGGCACCGTTTGTTCCTCCTAAAAATGAAAACAAAGGATGGAACAGCGATCTACAGCAACACCTGCAAAAAGCACATTTGAATGGTTATAATATTGATGCAGGGATCAACAATGTCAATTACGGCGATAATCCCTATACAATGATCTGTGAAACTATTTTTAGCCTAGCAGAAAACTATGACCATCCTTATCGTGCTAGTAAAATAGACAAAGACACACAAAAGGCAGTAAAGCAGTATGTCAATCACATGTATGACAGTGAATGGAAACTGCAAATGGACCGTTGGATTATTCGAGACGGTATCATGCAACTGCACTATGCCAAGATTCCTTTCTTAGTCGTTGCTTGTAATATTTGGACCAGTGTTGATGTTCGAGAATACTTTCCTGAAGTGGTTCCTGATCGTTGTTTTACACTTGACTTTGAAGAGACTCCAGCATATGCCACTAACAAATGGTTCTTTGATAAAACACTAGGATTTGACCCTGGTTATCACGGAGATCCAAAAAGTCAAGAGTATCTCGCTGATGTGTACTATAAAATAATTAAGGAATATTGGAAACTATGAGAATACTAACATTAGAAAACCGTTCATTCGATATGACGGAACTGCCCGATGAAATTGACGACCTTCGTTTTGCAGTACTAGACAACAGCGATGCAAAAAACCCTGACTTCTTTTTTATTCCCCTGATCTTTTTGGAGAGTTTTAACAGTAGTGCATTGGTTTTGCGTATTGCAGGCAAACAAATTCGTATGCCTCTAGACTGGCAAATACTAATTGGCGAGCCTGAGTTTGGTGATCTTGAAGTTGTTCCTCTAACCAGTATTAATGATCGAGGATTCAAAGCATTTAGTTTTAACCCATTGGGTAGTTTTAGACCAGAGTTTTTAGAAATTGAAATTGAAGATATCTTTCAGGATGTGAAATGGTATTTTCCTAAACTAAGACCTGGACAACTTTTAGCAGTGCCAGTTGAAGAAGGCGAAAAACCACGTTGCGTATATTTTGTAAATGATATCAGCAGACAAAGCGAGGTAGTTGACTATGGGAAAATCTGGTAATCCAAACCTAGTAACCGCTGAACATATTGGCGGTGAGCTAATCAAAGACGATGCAAAATACGAGCTGTATGATAACAAGCTACTAAAGAATCTTGTACTCAGCAAGACTAAACTACGTGCAAAGCAAAGCACCAATGGACATCGTCACGCTGGACAAGAAGAAGTTTATCATTTTATCAGTGGTAAAGGTCAAATGGAACTAGACTATCGTATCTTTGATGTACAAGCAGGTGATATTGTGCTGGTAGAGGACAATGTGTTTCACAAAGTACACAACACAGGCGATTACTTTTTAGAGTTTATTTGTGTGTTTGATGGCAGGAGGAATCATTGAAGGCAATAGCGGCAGTAGCACACCCAGACGACTGTGTGATATTTGCATGGCCCTTTATACAAAAGTTCAATGACTGGGATTGGTCTATTGTTTATTTGACCTATGACCTTAAAGATGATCGAGCACAAGAAGCCGCCGCCTTTTGGAGTCTGTACAATATTAAAACCAAGTTCTTAGGATTCAAAGATCACTATCAAGATTTAGAAGCAAATGAGTTGCTTACATTTGATGTAGGTCTAGCTGAAGAATCATTAACACGTAATATACGTTCAGCGGATCTCATATTAACACACAACGAAGACGGAGATTACGGACACATACATCACAAGTTTGTTAACGAGTGTGCTAACAGAACCAAAGCACCTAAGGTATATTTTGCTAGTACATTTAACAACAACTATGAGTTGGTTGCAGAACCCGCAGACCTTGCACACTGGCCCATACACAGAGAAGTAATTGAAGGCTTCCAAGATCGTAACATTGGAAGATATTATGTCTCAGAACAAGCCCAAGCATATCTTTGAATCACCCGACGGTGGCAAAACTGTATATGCAAGACCTGTTGGTGCTGATCCAGCAGATCGTTTTGTTGTACCTAACGGAGATGGCTGGTCACTGCCTGACACTCCGTACCAAAGAGAGATGATTAGATTGCGAAATGAACAAGAACTAGCACGTGGTATGTTTGAGTTAGCTCGCTCAAACAAGGGCTTGCGCGAAGCACTGGACCATGCTATAATGATTTATAACTTGATAAAGAATGAAGATGGATCGACTAAACATACGAAATGAAATGAGTGCATTGGATTCAAAGAGACGTGAGTACTTTGATGAAATGACTGATGAGGAGAAGAAAAAGTTTGCTCCGTTCCTTATGATTCGCTGGGGTAGCAGTGTAACAGGCGACCCAATCCTACAACAGTATTATTTGGCGAGTTGTAATGAGCGTTTAAACAAGCACTTCTTTGATATCAGTGCTAGCAAGCACAAAAAGTTTTTATGGTTATTGAGTACAACAGTAAGTCCAGGCATGGGCAACTGTTATCACAAATGGATTAGTCCTAAGAAGAAGACTAACAACAATAAAGCGATTAAGTTCTTGCGTAGCATTTATCCAGAGCGTAGTGAAGAAGATTTAGAGTTATTAGCAAAAATAAATGATAAAAAAGCACTAAAAGAACTAGCCAAGCAATCTGGAATGTCTACACAGGAAATTAAAAAGGAACTGGGGTGATACAGCGTTTAGTTTCCAATGGATGTAGTTATATGCATGCATATAACCAAGGTGGCGGTCATATAGATTTAGCCAACAGACTAAACATACCTGAAGCTGTTAATCTTGCACAGTCTGGTTGTGCAAATGATAGAATTATTCGCACTACTCTTAAAGACAGTTATTTGACAGATAAGCCAACATTATATGTTTTAGGAATAACATTTGTATCTAGGTATGAGCTTCCTATTTTAAAACTTGAAGACAATGAAACTGAACATACGTCTTTTGAAGGACGCTGGACTAATCCACAAAACCAAAAGTTTTCTAATAGATGGGATCATTTTTGGTCTGAAAAAGATACAGATCAGTTTGTTGCATTGAGAACAAAAGAAGTATACAGCGACATAGACAAGCTCGAAGATTTAATGTACAGATTAATTAGTTTAACATCAGATTTAGCAACCAGAGGACACACTGCATTAATATTCCAGCAAGCTGATTCTATTTTTAAAGACTTTCATGCATCAAATCCAAGATTAAAACTTTTTGATGCATACCCAAATTTTATTCAAGGACTTAAATGGTGTGCTATACCTTGGCA